TCCAGAAAGTGCTGGACATCGCGTTAGAAGATGGCCATCCCGGCCAGATGGCGGCGCTAAAGCTCTGTATGGAGAGGGCGCTACCAGTCAGCATGTTCGAGAAGACCGCCGCCCAGCGCGCCGCTGTGACGATTAACATCACCGGCATTGGCGGCCCCGACGCACCAGCGCCCCAAGCCGAGATCATCGACGTACAAATGAAAGACAAATAAAAATTTACTTTAAAAATTTTAACTTGTAAAATGTCTATCTTTAAGGAGATAGATATGCAAACCAAGTTCTGCCCTAGCTGCGCCGTAGAAAAAACCACAGACAAGTTTCACAAAGCCAAAAAGGAAAAAGATGGTCTTCAGTACCGCTGTATTGAATGCTCTAAGCAATACCACGCACGTAGATACGCAGAGCAAAAAGATAAGTTGTCACAACAGATAGCGAAGTACCGCTCTAACAACAAGAAAAAGTTAGCTGCCGCGCAAAATGTTTGGAGAAAAAATAACCCTGACAAAGTAAAACAGTATCAACGGATATCTAACCTAAGAAAAAATTTTGGGTTATCTGTATCGGATTACGAAGCTATAGCAGTAAAACAAAATGGCCTTTGCGCTATTTGTCGGCAACCAGAAAGTTTTGTGCATAAAGCTACAAACACTACCGCCCAATTAGCTGTAGACCACTGCCACAAAACAGGAAAAGTGCGCGGATTACTTTGCAAAAGCTGCAACACCGCGTTAGGTATATTTAAAGACGATACAAAATTACTTTTGCAGGCTATCGATTACTTAACCAAGCATAATGGCTGACCTAAATTTTCAGTTGCTACCTTGGCAACAAACGGTTTTTTCCGACTCCACGAGGTTCAAAGTCGTCGCCGCCGGTCGCCGCTGCGGCAAGTCCCGGCTGGCTGCCACAACGCTACTGATCGAGGGACTGCGCTGCCCGGCAGGGTCAGCGGTGCTGTACGTGGCGCCGACCAACGGGCAGGCCCGACAAATTATCTGGAACGTCTTGCTGGACTTGGGGCGTGAGGTCATCGCTGGCAGTCATGTGAACAATCAGGACATCACCCTGATAAATGGCGCAACCATCTACGTGCGAGGCGCGGATAGGCCCGACACCCTGCGAGGTGTGTCGCTGACCTACGCGGTGCTGGACGAAGTGGCTGATATCAAGCCCGAAGCCTGGGAGCAGGTCATCCGGGCATCGCTTTCGGATAAGAAGGGTAGAGGCCTCTTCATCGGCACGCCCAAGGGGCGGAACTGGTTCTTCGATCTGTTCAAGCTCGGCCAGTCTGGCCAGGACGAGGATTGGAAAAGCTGGCACTTCACTACCAAGGACAATCCACTGATTGACCCCAAAGAGGTCGAATCGGCCAAGAAGACGCTCTCGACCTTCGCGTTCAAGCAGGAATACATGGCTTCCTTCGACAACGCGGGGTCCGACGTCTTCAAAGAGGATTGGATCAAGTACGGCGAAGAGCCCGACTACGGCAGCTACTTCGTGGCAGTCGACTTGGCTGGCTTTGAAGAAGTTGCCAAACAGGCAGCGAACTCGAAAAAGCGGTTGGACGAGACGGCGATTGCGATTGTCAAGGTGACAGACGAGGGTCAGTGGTTCGTCAAAGAGATCGTCCACGGGCGCTGGGACATTAAAGAGACAGCTGTCAAGATTCTGACAGCCATGCGCGACTACCGGCCGATGTCGGTTGGAATTGAGCGCGGATCGCTGAAAAATGCGGTTTTGCCGTATTTAAGTGACTTAATGCGCAAGAATAATGTATATTCCCACATCATCGACCTTACGCACGGCAACCGTAAGAAAGCGGACAGGATCGTCTGGAGCCTTCAGGGACGTTTTGAGCACGGCCGGATTGTCTTGAATCATGAGGAAGACTGGACTGAACTGCTTGACCAGCTGCTTATGTTCCCCGCAGTAGGCGTGCATGATGACTTGCCCGATGCGCTCTCGTACATTGACCAGCTGGCAGTGACTAGCTACTTTGAAGACGATCAGAGCGACGACTGGGAGCCTATAGACATCATCGCAGGATACTAAATGGATCAGAACGACTACGACCAGCCTACGGAAGCCGACAAAGAGCTACTAGCCTTTGTGGTCGACCACTGCAACCGCTGGCGCGACTGGCGCGACACCAACTACTTAAGCCTCTGGGAAGAGTACGAGCGCATCTTCAGGGGTGAGTGGGCGTCTGAGGACAAGACCCGCGAGTCAGAACGATCGAAAATTGTCACCCCTGCGGCACAGCAAGCCGTCGAAACTCGCCACGCGGAGATCATGGAAGCGATCTTCGGCTCTGGCGAGTTTTTTGATATTGAAGATGACTTGCAAGACGCCGATCAGCAGACGATCGACATCGAAGCGCTGCGCGCGCAACTCTCCGAAGACTTCAAGAAAGATAAGATCAAAAAGGCGATCGATCAGATCGAACTCTTGGCTGAGATTTACGGAACAGGCATCGGTGAGATCGTCGTTGGCTCCGAGATGGAATACATCCCTGCCACGCAGGCGATCCCTGGCGTGCAAGGCCAGGCAGCCATTGGCGTGATTGAGAAGCCGCGCGTAGCAGTCAAGCTCGTGCCGGTGAATCCGAAAAATTTCTTGTTCGACCCTAACGGCACATCCATCGACGACTGCATGGGCGTGGCCATTGAGAAGTACGTCTCCATCCACAAGGTCGTGCGAGGCATCGAGCGAGGCATCTACCGCAAGGTCAACATCACTCCGACCTATGAAGACTCGCAGATAGAGCCCACGCAAGAAGTGCAGCAGTTCCAAGACGAGAAGGTGCGTCTGCTGACGTACTACGGTCTGGTGCCGCGCGAGTATCTGACTAAGCTTGAAGAGATGGAAGCCGGGGGCAAGATCGAGGAACTCTTCCCTGAGGATTCAGCAGCAGACGACTATCAAGATATGGTCGAAGCCATCGTGGTAGTGGCCAACGACGGCATGCTACTAAAGGCCGAAGAGACGCCCTACATGATGAAAGACCGTCCGGTACTAAGCTACCAGGACGACACCGTGCCGAACCGCCTCTTGGGTCGTGGGACGATCGAGAAGGCCTACAACATGCAAAAGGCCATCGACGCGCAGGTGAGAAGTCATCTGGACTCGCTGGCGCTGACAACCGCGCCAATGATGGGCATGGACGCCACACGCCTGCCGCGAGGGGCTAAGTTTGAGGTCAAGCCTGGCAAGGCGATGCTGACCAACGGCAACCCGCAAGAGATTCTGTTCCCGTTCAAGTTCGGTCAAACGAGTCCTGAGAACATCGCCACTGCGCAGACGTTCGAGCGCATGCTGCTGCAAGCCACGGGTACGATGGACAGCAACGGTATGGTCAGTCAAGTCTCACGCGACGGAAATGGCGCTGCGATGTCGATGGCAGTTGCGACCATCATTAAGAAGTACAAGCGCACGCTGGTGAACTTCCAAGAAGACTTCTTGATTCCGTTCATCAAAAAAGCAGCGTACCGCTACATGCAGTTTGATCCCGAGCGCTATCCGACACGCGACTTGAACTTCATTCCGACAGGCACGCTCGGTATCTTGGCTCGCGAGTATGAGCAACAGCAATTCATTGGTCTGCTGCAAACGCTGGGGCCTGATACGCCTGTCTTGCCGATCATTTTGAAGGGTATCGTCTCCAATAGTAGCCTATCGAATCGTCTGGAATTGATGAGCGCGCTGGATCAGATGTCTCAGCCGAATCCGGAACAGCAGCAGATGCAGTTGATGCAGCAACAGCTGGCTATGCAGGCCGCGCAAGCGCAGATTGCGGTCAATCAGACGCAAGCCGAGCAAAATCGTGCTGAAGCGACGAAGACTTTGATTGAAGCGCGTCTGAAACCAGTCGAAACTGAAGCGAAAATTAGCCAAGCACTGACTGCAAACCTGCCAAATCAAGCCGATTTAGCCTCTCGCGAGTTCGACAAGCGCGCCAAAGTGGCTGAATTGATGTTGAAAGAGGCTGACATCAAGAACAAAACGAAGATCGTGGAGCTTCAAATGTCCAAAGCGCGCGATGGCGTGGCCGGACTGGAGAATCAGTTCCTTGAAGAGCTTCAGAAAGGCTTGAAATAATGGAT